AGCTTGTTCATACCTACAGCACAGTCAAGATGGATAAAGTGACAGCAAGACAGTGGAAACATTTTGCTCATACTATCGTTGTCGAGACAAATTGGGCACTGAATATTACGCTCAGTGATGTTATGAATACTACACTTGTCTCCATTTTTTCTCGCCGGACGAAGACATTTCTCGACACTACAGCATCTTCTTTTTGATGACATTTTTCGTTCTAATATCTTGTTTGCATTTTATTAAATGGATTGGGAGAAGGATCTCTATGAATATCAAGATGATCAATTTGAGCCGGTGGATGAAGGCGAAGACTTCCGAGTAGGCTTCAAACACCTTCAGGATGTTCATCTTGTACACGAACAGCCGCCCAAATTTCTTCAAACTCCACACGAAAAGTCTATGTCACAAGTTCACGGTATTGTCGACAGCAAGATTTACAATCATCTCTCGGCAGGTGACAAAGAGAAGATCAGCAAAATGCTCGACGGGCTCGAAACTCTTGAATTTTATCACTTACCTACGATGGTCTTAGCAGCAGTCTGGATAGTCATGGGTTATGCATTAGAGAAGAAATCGTTTCAAGACTTTGCTAAAAACTATGCAGAGATTCTTGGAGGAGTACGAACAAAGAAAAAGACTACTGAACGTAATGAAATACTGAGACAGGCTGATCTTTTGCGTTATATTCGTATTCTTAGTAAATAAATAAGTGAGCAAGTAAGCGAGCACGTACCGATTTATAGGTTTAGCCTATAAATCAATCAATCTATCAAAATACCACATAAGACGAAAGGCCATAACCGTCAATATAGAGAAGGTCTTTAGGCGCTAAGGATACCGCGTGAGTAATTTTTAGTCGACCTAGTTTTTCCAGTGTAAGCGCGATTAACTCTGAACAAGTTATTCGTCGGTCTTGGTCTTTACGTTTACCTAAAAGATAGCTGATAAAAAATGTATCCATTTCTCGCTCGCTAATCATTTCTGTCGCAATCTTTAGAACCTCCTCAGTATTTAGAGGTTGATTTATTCGTCTCCAAATTAAACAAGGTTCGCCTTTCCATCTTGAAAGTTTATCGTGGAAATGCATTAATCGTGGTCCGTCACGATAACCACTGCCAACATCCGCCTCCCAGAAAAACAACTCATGATTTTCTCTGACTATCATTGCACAATGCGTAATAGGCGCATTTGTCACTGACCGTATAAGACGCTCAAAATCATTAGTACCAGAGAAGAAAACGAGGTCTCCGGTTTGAGCGTGTGTTTGAAGGTCTTCGAGCGAGGACTTATGAACCTCTTGAGTTGTTATCTGTTGAGTTAGGCGCGGCCCAGAATAAAGATAACAAAGTGCGAGTAACGAGAGTAATCCAAGTATCAATAAAGCAATAATTTCTATCATTAACTAAAACTAAAAACTTGTTCTTTAGAAGAAAAATGCAAGACGCGTTTGTTGGTTATTGGATCGATGACAAGCCATATATCTTTGTCGAAGATGAAGATTATAAGAAATGTCGACGAAACTATGTGAATTTAGACAAAAAATATGCAAAGCTCGAGTGTGGATGGGCGTCACGCTATTTTGGTAACACAAATGACGAGGACACACAATTGAAAATCAATGGTCGTAATTATTATCAACTATTTGACAATACGCGGTATCGTGAAGGCGGCGAGGTACGTAGACCGAAAAGTCGATCGCTTACCAAGTATATCAATCTTATCCCCTTTAATAATCAAACTTTTAGCCTTTCTAATCTAATTTGTCATTCCTTAGCGTCAGATGAACCTTATGTGGAAATTCTCAAGTCTTTGCGTCATGACTGTACTATTATTGGCAAGAAAATGGCAACTTCGCTAATCAAGGTTGCCGCGACTCGTATTTTTGCTGAACCTGAACAGAGTATTATGGAGCTTCCAGTAAATAGCGTGGATTCGTATAATCCGAGCGCGAGAGTCGGAAAATTTGGCATGGGCTTCTTTTCTATACTTTACTGGCTCATTGGACATCCTAAGCGCTACGTTAAGATAGAAAGCTTCATTGATAAATGCGCGTGGCGCGTAATTATTCGTGAAGATGAAAAGCTCGGCTTGGTCTTTACACCAATTTTTGTTGATTCTCAAGTTACTATTAGCGGCACGTATATTGAAATTAATGCTCATGACGATCACTTTGACGCGACGAATGTGACAAACTTTAGAAAGCAAATTAACAAGCTAAGGTTGATTTCTTCAGCGAGTATCATTCTTAACGATCTTGAGCTTGGCGAAGTTAACACAAAACCAGTCTTTGTTAAACTAGATGATACGCAAATCATCGTTGAAGATCGTGCTGGAGGAATTAGTCCTGATGTGCTTTTTGGTAGTCTTTTTATACCGTCAATCTCGACCAAGACGATCAAGAGTAAAATCACGGGAAAGACTTCCGCGTCATACATCAGCCTCCATGATAGGGGCTTTAACATCATGGTATCCGAAGTCATCGTTGTCACTTTACAAATTTCAACTTCGATAGCTGTTTATATTTCTATGCCTCCACAGACACGATTGCCAGTTTCACGCGATGATATTATTCTTGATGCAGATACGCTCAAGATTTTCATCGAACAATTGCAAAGTGTAGTGGAAATGGTAATAGAGCACAAGGGACTTACGAGGTTTCAAAATATGCTTGACGACTACAAAAATTATACGGCATCTGATGTTAATCGAACAGCGATAGAGCAAGTCGAACAATACATCATCGAGAAATACAAGAGATGGTTAATTCCTATAAACAATCTCATGCTTACAGCGTTTTCCGAAAAATTCGTCGCGTCGAACGTCGTCGACTATCTAGAGCTAGAAATTACGCTGGATGAAATAACTCAACCTGATCTTACTGTGTGGTATGGAAAGAAGGTATTGTTTGTTAAGAATCTTGGAGATTATGCAAATTCCTTTGGATTCTATACGTATTTCTTCGTTGACAAAGATTATGTTAAGAAAAATCCTGAATGGAAGCAAAATATTACGCTAGCCTATACGAGAACCAAGCTTATTCGTATTGGCGATAAGGCGGCGCCGGCGGATGAAGTTATCGACGTTTATCGTAGTGATCTTAAAAAGGCGATAAAACATGCAAAAAACAAGCTTTCCGACGACCACGAAGCATTTGAAATGTACGTAAACTTAAGATTGCGTCTAGAATCGCTAAAAGTCTTCTTTACCTTTACGCCAGATAACGAAATGCGTTTAACAAACTGGTGTGTGATGGTTTATCAAGATTTCGGCAAGAAATTCTTTTTGGATATCTCTATCGCGCTTCTCGGTAAATTTTCACAGTTCAAAGGAAATTCGACCTATGGAGGAGCAAAATATACGTTGTTCATACAAGACTACATGGATTACGCTCGCCCTCGTCCGCTCAAGATAACTCGTCTTGTGGAGTTTCAGAAGAAAAGTATGTTCATCAGTATCGACTCGTGCAATGAAGGTAATCAAACTAACATCATATTGACATCGTTAAAATCGCCATTTGGCATCTACAATTATCTTAATGAGTCGTTTGATCCCAGCGAGCTTATTAGAGCGCCGAGCTTGTTTAAATTCACTATTGCCGGATGCTTCTTTCCGCTTTCCGTTGTCGGTCAGCGTATGAGCACAAAAAATACCTTCAAGGGCTATTTTGACTATATGTATTCAATAATCATTGAAAGCAAAGAGATACTCGAAGGAATTTATCGTAATCTGACCAATAATATTAATCAAGCGTCTATGGTCCCTGAAGTCAAGTATGAGCAAATTGCGTCGACCTGGATGCACATAGTTAACAATAGAGAAGACGAGCCCGAAGGATTCGATCTTGAAGACGAAGACGAAGATCGATTAGTTGCAAGATTTCCTTGCACCAAGGAGATTGCGTATCTCTATAATCATGATCCGGATTTTGATGACTTGACCACAACATTTATCGATATCGCCAATAGTCGCTATCAACCATTAAAATTACAAGTCATTGAAATTGCCATCAACGAAGGTACGACTAAACCTCCTATGGAGGCGTCAATGGTCGAGCTTATACAAAATTCAGTAGATGCCATACGAGAGTCGAAAACTAAACAAAATACAATCACGACCTACCTTGCCATTAGCAACAAGGGAAAGCATCTCAAATGGTCGATAGTTGATCACGTCGGACTCAACAGTGTTGCTTTTGTCTATATTGGCATACCATTCCTCTCGACAAAGACTCCGAGTCCACTAGTTACAGGCGAAATGGGTAGCGGATTCTTTAATGTCTATCGCGAGACGGAAAGTGTAGTTATTACTAGCGGCGACTTTGTCATCGTTGACCGACCATTACGAGAAACGGGTGATAGACGCGTGTATGATATTGATCGTTCAGTCTATCTCGCCAAAAAACCGTCACCGTCATACACGCGTATCGACCTTATCATACCCTACAAAAATCATGATGACTTGGTTTCGAAGGTTTCGCTTATTCGCTTTTATAGCGGAGACGTCTTAGGTTCGATACAAATACCGCTTTATCTTAACGATAACTACATGAATAATAACAGAATAATAGTTTATGAGTATAAAGGCTTTGAAATTTCGTTTTGTACACGTAATCAGTATTTTACTTCATACATTCTTACCAATAGTATTCCCTTTGTACCCCTTAGCACGTATTTTAAACAATATATATCGCCAACGATAGAATATATAATAGCTCACAATATCTATATAAACATCAAATCCGGTTCGTATTTACCAGTACAATCGCGTTCTCGGGTAAAACTCGACGACGATAGTAATTTCGACAATCATCTTATCTCTATGACGGTTTTCATTGCATGTCTTTATCTTTATGTCTATGATATTAATTATCGTCACTTCATTGATCACACCAATTCAACTGTTAACGCAGATCATCTTCGTATGTCCGCAACATTATTTAATGATGACTATATAGCGTCGACGATAAAATATTCAGGATACGTCTACGTCATACTACAAAATTATGTTTTTGACGCCAAGGAGAAAACGAACATTGCAATTCTTATCAACAAACGAATTACTCTTCTCAAAGGTCGACCGCTAAGTAAACTTTCGAATGCGCAAAAGACCGAGTTCATCTACAAAAACGCCAATCTTCATAGCGGATTAGTATCTCTTATCAACAAAGCACTAGATATCTGGTTTAAGTCAAAGAACACTGCAGATGCGTATGTCAAGAGTGCAACTTCGACAAAAGTTAAAACAAAGAAGTCGACGATTGATGTGGAAGTCGTTACCGGTAAAGATTATGATGTACTTGCGAGGTGGATCAAACGCTACATCAAAATTGCTAAGAAGATAGGTATCAAAGGCTACGATCGACCTTCGCCATCAATCGAGTTTATTCGTAGCAAATATTACAACTCTATGGGGTTTTCAGGGTTTTACGATATTACTACAAACAAAATTTCCATCCTTGTTAACTCGTGGAAGAAAAACGATCTTGAGGAATTGGCAAAAACCTTGATGACCGCAAAGCAAACGAAAATATATAAGGCCCTCGAGAAAAATACATTGTGGGATACGTACTTTGCACTTACCTATCCTGCATCAACTATACCACACGAGCTTGAACATTTCCGTCGTAATGATGCACATGTGGAAGGTGTACACGGTAATATTACAGGACCATTGATAGAAGGTGACCTTGGACCTCAACGAACCTTTACCGAATCCACGAACTTTGTTTATGAGCGTGTAATTGCCGGTGGCCTTTACCGCACGACGCATTGAATTTTAAGTTGATAACATATTTTTCATTATCAAAAATGGGAGTTGGCTTGTCGACCTTCGGACTTTTAGTTACTACAATCGGTACTGGAGCTTTATCGTCAGTAGCCGCAAACTATGCGAGAGAAAAAAATTGGTCAAAGACCAAACTTTATTCTGCGATCAGCGCCTCTATAGCCGGTCTGGCCGTACTTGTTGCACTTTTTATTACTATCAAGGGAGCGAGCACTCCAGGAGCGATGATGGGTGAAATTGCGATCGGTGTAAATATCGCTTATGTAATGTTAATGATCACCATGCTTGGAGCGATCGCCTTAGATATTATGGCTGCAGTCGAGAGTGATAAGCAAAATGAGAAAGACGCAATGGCATTTAGTGTCAGTGCCGCGATTCTCTGCTTTCTCATGTTCATCTTGTCGATCGTTGTTATCGGATTTTTGCTTTAAGGAGATGTGGAATACAATTATACGATGTATGAAAAATGAATAACCTTTACCTCAAATACGCTACAGTCTTTCTTCTTGGTGCCGCCAGCGGTATTGGCCTTTTCTCAATCTGGATCAAAACCCGGATCGAGAAAAATGCCCGCACATCTCCAAAGGCACCCGAGCTTGCCACGCCTCCGATTTTCATCGAGCCTCGTGTGATAGAAAGTGACGTGGAATACCGAGAGGGAAACCGAGGAGGTAGAGGTAACGAATTTGATACGCTTTTCAAACAGGCGGTAAGTGAACATGAAATTACTCGTCGAGAGGAAATTGAAGTGCTTAATGGGTGGCGCTTCGTCATTGGCAAGACCGTCGACGAAGCAAATATTATTGCTAAATCTACAGGCTACACTTTTCATCCGATCTATGTTAGTGAAAAATCTGTAAATAAGCTAAAATACCGGTCTAATTTTGTTATTGGAGTAAAAACTGACAAGGATATGAAAATTCTTGATCTTGTTGATGTCGGAGGCAATGATATTCGCAATCGTGGCAATTAAAAATGAACTTACATGTGACTATAGTCACGTGTGAATTACAATCACCTGTGTGCGTAAATAAAAATGAAAATTATCTTATTTTATCATTGATGTATCATCATTTCATCAATGTCACTTTCGTTGCGAAGAATAAATGCTCTTGAAAATTTCAAAACAAAGATTGCCACGTTCGTGCCGGAAGAAGAGCATTGCACATTATGTTTCGTTGTCAATGCCTTGGAGTGTTACTGTGACGACTTTGCGTTTTGTCTGAAGTGCGCCTTTGAAAAATACGGACAACAAGGTCCTCCGTATCACGTTGACGGACTCGATCATCAACGTCATTACCGTATTGCACTTCCGATATATCACTGTGTACAATGTCACTTGATAGTGATAAGGATGGTAGAGTGGCTGACAGACGAACACAAATGCAGCGAACGCTGTGATTCATTTTATTGTCATAATGTTGAAATCTTTCCCGGTTGGGAGTACGTCATTGAAGGTCCGCCAAGTTTATTTTGTCAAGAAGGTCGAGAATATGCAAATAAATGCGACGCCCTTGGTCTAGGCGTTGAAGTTTGCAAGTATTGAAGTTTCGTTTTTCACTAAGATTAATCTTAGTGAAAGTACATTTAAACACTACCGAGATAAGTAAAAATGCAAAACATCAAAAAAGCGGAGACACTTGTTACCAGCGGCAAGCTTGATGATCGCTATAAGGCAATAGAGATTTACACTCGGACATGTATGAATTTCTCGCTTTGTACGGAAGAATTGCTTGCTGCGATTAAGTCTTTTTATCACCATGCAAGCGAAGACGCAAACGACGTACTTTATCGATGGCGTGATGCTATACCCTATTGTCAACAAGAAGCAAGAGAGAAAATGATTGGTATTTTGGTTACGCTCACGCGAACACCCGAGGTCAAGTCTATTGAGCGTTTGCTCACGACGACTATGCTCTTTAATCGTGGCTACATTGAAGTTTGCTATGACTGCTTTTCAGACATTGCGTGTGATTCGACCGTGCTTATTGATCATCGAGTCGAAGCTTGTCGATATTTGGTAGCGTCGGAGAACACGACACACAAGGAGCTCGCTCAAGAGTGTTTGATGGAATTTATCAAAAATCTTGAATATCCCTCGAACTATCGCTACAAGATCATTGCAGGCTATACCAATCGCAAGGGTATCACCACTAACCTTAACATGTCCAAGCTAAGAATCGCTTATGACGAAGGCTTTGTACTTTTCTTACAAGAAGCGTTCTTTAAGGAGATCAAGAACGGCATGCGTGAACGTATCCTCAGTGGGCAATTCATTCTCATGGCGGAATCTGTTGCAGAAGAGGAAAAACATGTAGTATGTGATACTCTGCTAAAGATTGCGTGTGACGTAACGCTCGAGGAAAATCTTCGGGCAGACGCAGCGGACGTGGTAATGAGACTCGGTGTTTTAGACACCGTAATACGAGCGCGACAGGTCATCACTGATCTTGGATACTCTGCATCAACACGCGTGAGAACCGTGTACAGTGACAAGCAAAACGTTCATGATCATAGTATTTCCGAGTGCGTGTCAAAATTCATTGACCGTATTATTAGTGAGTCATCGATCCGTCTTCGAGCGTTTGAAGACATTCATTCCGAGGTCACTACATTTATTCTTCAACAACGCTTAGAGGCCAAACAACGCTTCAAGGTGAACTCTGCGCTCAACCGTATTAGCATCGACAACGCAACCTTTACCGACAAGCGAGTGACTTTAGCAGAAATCTTCTCTCACGTATGGACGAGAATTCAACAGACAGAGGACGCTTCGATTAAGAAGACACTAGAAGATCGCTTTTTGGAAGAACTTATGGAAATGGATCAGACATGCAGCACGGGTCACGCGGCACGACTGGTAAATGTCCTTGCGGAACAAGATGTCTCGTTGCGAATCAGTTGGTCGGCTCAAGTCATTGCTAACCTTGCCGGACGCATGAATGCTCGTATCAAAACCATAGAAGACGAAGAACTTAAAGCGTCGGTGACCATGGGCATGCTCGATGATGCAAGCGAAGATGATGTCAAGGTTTATCGTCACTTTATTGAGACTATGCTTGTTGAGCTTCGTAGTGAACTTGAGAAGGAATTCGTTGGCGAAGGCTATGTCAACCAACGTAATTTTGACGAGTACTTTGAAGAAGGCCAAAAACAATGGCGACTGTAAAACAAAATTTTCACTAGCATTTAGTGAAAATAGATTTCAAAGTTTATTCATTGAACTTGACATTGCGAAGAAGTAAGATCGATGTAAGGTGTTTTTGTTGGAAGGAACCGCGATGGACATAATCATATTTCAGCGTATCAAGACAACTTCCGATGATGTATCTCATTATCTTGACCGATGTGCAATCGAGAAAGTCACAATTTGACAAATCGTGCCCGACGTTGACTGCTTCGGCGGTATTCGACTCCCAATGCCAAGTCATTGTTGGGTACTCGCTCATATCAACAGTTGCCAAGATTATCGCTTCACATCGCATGACAGGAGGCTTGGTGGGATCGGAATTCAACACGGTAATGTTTATTGTGTTTGCCGTTATTTCGTCGAACTTCCACTTGTTGGTTTTCAAATCTATTTGCAAATTTGCGATCTTTTCGTTGAATTCACGATCTTTGTTGACTGTCAAATTCATTATTTGCTCTTCAGCAGTACCAATGACGAATCTGATAGGAGTTTCCATAGTCATGTCGGCATTGATCACATGGTGACCCAAGGTAAGATTGATAGTTTCCATCAAAGATAAGAATGTGATTCATATTTCATATTCATCTTTCACATTTCATTTTTTTTGATCTTACCATGGTAAGATAAATTTTGTTGTTATTGACTTTGAGAAAGTGACTCGATGCTAGGCGTCGATGAGCGAAGTGGAGACTCGATGCTGAAGGTGGGCGTAAGTGCTCGTTGTGATGTACGAATCTTCTCAAAGCGTGCTGCAAACCACAACTTGATAGGTGTAGATGAAATGAATTGTACATATTTTTCTATTGATGGGTCTTGAAATTCTGACCGAATGTTTTTGCTATAGAGAAAATTCAGGCCTGCAAGATTCTCGTTGGTCACGAACTTTAGTATAATACATACAAGATAGAGAAGATGAATGTCACGATAAGCGCTATAGAGATGGATAAATTTTGGAAGGTCACGATCTTCAGTAAGTGAACAAAAAACACCGTGACAGAAATATCTATACGGAGTAAGACCTTGAAATTCGAGTGGAATAGGATGAGGGTGAGTACATAAGCTACCGATCTCGTTAGTCACAGCGAGACCAGAATGAAGAAAACTCAGCGTAGTGATGACGTCTTTCTTGATATGAACCTCTAACATCAATCCTTCCACTATGCCCTTGCACGTATAGAAGTTTGACTCAGAAACAAAGTGTGCTTGTGGATGATGATGCTGTTCAAGTGTCCACACTCTTCGTATCGTACGTTGACTGAATTTTTTGCACGTTCGACTGCCGCATGTACAACGCTCATTAGATTCAACGATAAAGTCAAAGGCCAACACAGAAAATCGTGTAATGTTAAGTGAAAGTTGTGTGAATTTTTGTTCACACATTTTGAATGTTCGCTTGAAAATTTCTACCCCGTCTCGAGTAAGATATAATGATGTAGTCATCTTTTGCATACTTGACAATACTTGACTTATTGTGAATTCATTTTTTAAGTAAGTGGAGGGCCGGATGCAGTCATTGGATTACCTTCATCCATTTCTCGATCGTCGCAAATCATGTTGTTATGTGGTGCATATTTACACACATAATAGCCTTCCTTACCGTCTCGAGTCGAGAGTGCGAGAAAAATCAAGACAAAAATGATTAAGAAAAATACCACGCACTTCATTTGATAGAGATGAAGATTTTCGATAACAACTAAAACACGACACATCATGTGTCGTGTCATCATGTGTCGTGCGTCGTGTTATTTTCGTCACTCGTCGTCGTGGTCTTCGTCATGTTGAAAACGATCAAGAGGCACTGCAAAGCGTAAAGCAAATTCTTGTATAGTAAGGACTGGAACGTTGAGGGCCGACGCATCAAGCATTTTCTTTGAGATTTCCACCACGCCGGAGCTGATCACTGCGGCGACGTCGGAGGTGATGGTGGTCGCAAAGTCGCCCTGATTTTCGTAGATATAATCTTCGAGCTCGTAGTCAACATAACCCATAAATCCCGTCAAGACGAATTTCTTACCGGAAATCGCTTCGTTGTAGCCTGTTTGCTCTAATTTGTCCAACCGTGCCAAATAATTGTCAATGGTTACACTAATCTCATCTTTCATGAATCCGTCAAGATATTTTCTAAACGCAGGAATGCCGTCCACGACGGACTTGATACGAGCTGGACCAAATCCCGGAAGTTTATCCTTCTTTAGTACTTTTTCAATTTCTTTGCTTGACATGTCTAAAATTCTTGGCAAACGTCGAAAGAGTTGCTTGAGTAATTTTCGTCCAATGCCAGATTGAAAAGTCGTTGACGCTACAATAAGACGATCGGGTGGGACAGAAGCAAGTTGTGTTCGAATCGATTGATAAAAGAAATCTGCGGTCTTCTTTCCTATGCCCTTAACCTTCACCAGCTCTGAAGTGGTCGCACTAACGATATTCTCTGGTAGAACGAATCCTGCATCATGAAGTTTTTCCGCAGTCTTTTCGCCTAAACGTTTGACGCCAAGGGTCTTGAAAAAATGCAAGATGCGAGCAATTTGTACTTCACGGTTACCTTCAATGTCGTCAAGAACAATATCCGCTCCGTCCCAATGCCACGTGTACTTTTCTTCGGGAAAAATCGGCACCAATGATGCGTCAATTTCAACATCTTTGACTTGAGGTATAACATCACCCGATCGCAGAATTTTGATCTTTGTGTGTCGACCGAGATTCCAGTCTTGTATATGCCGAGCATTGTGTCCAGTAGCTCGAGTAAAACGCGCGCCGTCAATGTAAATCGCTTCGTAGACGACAACAGGCACATAACGACCATATCGACTAATATTCCAGTCAACATTAACGACCTTTGTTGAACGTATTTGTTCTTCCAATACCATCTTGAAGGCTACTGACGTACCGAGTTCAATATCAGCAGTAAGCACTAGACCGTCGATGAGGTATGGACAACTCATTCGCTTTTCCTTGTAGAGTTCGATAAATTCAAAGATTGTCGGATTTTCGCGCACGCCATACTCAACGACTTCAAAACCTTCGAGCTTCAATAGTTTCATCGCTTTAGTAGGAATAGGCGCAATTTTCTCACTTTTGTAGACCATGATTTGGTAAGCGACAAAGTCAATGTCCATTAAGGCTAAGGTGGTAAAGCCACTATTGACTTTTGCACTAACAAACGATCGTGGATTTGCATAACTTTGACTGTATTTTTCTAACCACTTCGCCTTGGCGATCACCAATTCTCCTCGTACCACTAGCTTGTCATACTCTACAGTCTTAGGAATTTTAACAAATTCTGAGAGATAGGTAACATCGCCGCCAATTTCACCATCACCTCGTGTGTAAAGTTTCTTAAGTTTGCCTTTGGTATAAACTGCCATGCAACTTACACCGTCGAGCTTTGTCGACCACATACATCGACTATTGGCAAATTGTGACAGAAATTCAACAGAACTCAAGCCCGGCTTGATCTTTGGTAATGACGGCATCGCATAAGGCAATGTGGCTCTGATCTTTGGTACTGGTGGAGCACCGATTTTTTCATAGAGTCGACCTTTAAGTTTTTCTCGTTTTTGTAAGTGATATTCTAAAGCATCATAGGCATTGTCGCTAAGACCGCCACCATCATAGTTATAGTAAAGATACGCGGCGATATTCACTGCTCGTTTAAGATCGTCGGTCTTGCCTAAATGCTCTTTGATGTATTTATCGGGGTCTTCGTTGATCAATGCTGCGTCAATCATGCGTCTAGACAAGCATCCGTATGGCTCTAGGTAAAAACATGAACAACTTGCCATGCATTCATCAATTTCCTTAGTCGAGCACGCCTTGTTATCTATGAGACACCGTGAAAGTCCTTCTTGGCTATAAATTAGCTGATAGACTTCGCGATACTCAACATTGGTTTTTGCTGCAGTTCGACGAATACATCGATCGATGCTCTCGACGACCTCGGTTGTTGATAATTTTTTTGACTTGGCCAAAAATTCAATATATTTTTCAAGCAACGCCTCCTCTATCATTTTCTTTAGCCAAGAAAAAAGCACATGTCAATTTATCTCGTTCTCCATCTTTGTAAATATAATGCTCAAATAAGTGTCCTCCATCTTGCTGCGCGTGCCACCGTTCGTAAAGTCCATCTAGCTTTCCATCTTTGTAGGTAAAACGAATTTCTAAGTGTCCTCCATCTTGTAAATTGTGCCAGCTTTCGTAAAGTCCATTTCGCTTTCCATCTTGATAAGTACAACACTCAAGTAAGTGTCCTCTGTCTCGCTTCTCATACCACTGTTCATAACGTCCGTTGAGTTTTTCATCCAGATAAGTAAAACGCATGGATAAGTGTCCTTTGTGCCAATGTTCGCAAAGGCTTCGATTTCCCTCTCGAAAAGTATAACAAAACATACGACTTCCATCCGAATACCATGTTTCGTATAAACCATGTTCCAAACCATTAAGATAAATACATCGTTTGTGTAAGCGCCCTCCGTCTGCTGCGCTGTACCATTTTTCGTAAAGACCGTTAAACGGCTTGATTGATTTTAGCTGACCGTCTTTGAACCACTTTTTTCTTAACATCACTTTATTGTCAAACGACGTGATGACGAATTTTTTGAGTGTTTCACCTTCGTAATACTCGTAAGTTTGCTTGATGATGAAAGGGTTGATCATGGTAAGTACGTCATTGACAAGTGTTGAAAAATAGCTTTTCTTATCCTTGGACAACAACAAAAGTGTAGCGTCAAGAAGAGTCATGATGTGCGGTGCGCGCTTTACATACGTTAAGATTTCACTTTTCACCTTTAACCACAAAAGACCAAACAACGTGAAAATCTCTTAATATCGTTTAGACAAAGATCGATGTCGTCAAAGATTGTTGGCAAAAGAAGACAATATCTATGCTCTACGCGGATTTACGTTCACTGGATGACCGATAGAAATGTTGACAAAAAAAGTAAGGCAAGTGGTCACAAAATTTTTAAGAATTTTCGATCTGACGTCTGTTGAACGTAGAGCTCTTTGGCAATGAGTAAATGACATTTTTTGCAAAGTTTCTCCATTTGTATCGACGTTTGGCTTAGTAAAACTTGACGCCGTTTGATCTTTTGTGATTTAGTAATCACAAAAATATTTAACGATCAAAATGTCTAGAAGAGATGCTTGTCGTCATCGATCGATCTTTTCGTGACTCAAAGTCGTTAATAATCCATCTTGTCACAGGATTGACAAAATGAGTTAAAGAAATAAAAAATGGAGGACCTTGTTCCATTTTTATTTTCTTTAAATAGCCGATCCCGTCACCCTCGACCAAATATCTTTAGCAAGCTCCTTGTGGGTGTAACTTCGTTGGCGTTCGTCGTTCCGTAGATAATATTTGTGATCTTCAAGATAAAAGGTTATGTTATGTTTACTCTCTAGAAGTTCGTCGGGAACAAGAAGACAAAGATCCATAGCATATGCGATACGGATCTTTGAGTTGGTATCGAGCGTTTTAAGGTATCTACGAAGACCTTTGCGCGTGTATGCGGCTCGATCAACGCGACCTTCAAAAAATGGAGAGCTCAAAGTTACGAAAACCAATGACATTATTGGTTTTTAAAGTTGAAGTGAAAAGGATTTTTCACTTTTTACGTCAACAAATACCGCGATCGAAGAGGATCATTTCATTCGTGACATTTTCGCACAGTATCTCAATGGTGGCTGTGTCAAGACTGGAAAGATCAAGGCGCTTGTCATTAAGTATTTCGACAATCATCTGTTGGTCGCCGATATTACCTCGAATTGCCGCAGCTACATCTCGTGCTTTTGGTGTTACAAATTTGTGTGATGTTTTGTAAATTTTAAAAAGCGTAAGATCAGTTTTGAGCGCTAAGATGAGGTAACCCCGATGAGTAACGTTAACCTTGGGATGGTTGAGCAAGTACTTTGCATTTTCTGCAGTCGCGTACGGTATGATTGTATCGTAACACATATCATCGGACATCACGCTTAGCAATGCTCGCATCGCAACAAGATTACCTTTGAATACTGCGTCCATAAGAAGATCGTAAAGGTTAAGATCGCTAAGTTCACAATGACCAATGATCGAGATAAGAGTATCGTGCGGAACGCGAAGAGTAAAAAGCAATCTTAACAAAGCTCGTTTAGTTGCTTGCGATTCATTTATCAGAACCGGATTGAGATTGCCTTCATGTATAGCAAGATCACAGAGCACACCAATGTTTGTCATATCCGAGGCGGTGACGGTCGAAAATGAGGTCACTCGGTTACACACGCTATGTTCCACTCTTTAGCATAGTCCAAGATAAATATCAATTCTTCTGACGGAATCCGCTGAACGCCTTTCAAGACATGCTTGTGACCATCACACCGTGAACCCTTAGTTTTCTTTGAACCGTTAAAATGAAAGAGTAAAATACGGTCACGGGCAAACGTTGGTAATTCGTTAAGGTATTGTTCTGGTCCATAGCCGCTAACAAAAACATGACAAGTGTCTACGCAAAGTCCGACCTTATCTTCCGGAAATCTGAGAATGAATTTGGATAGGCTTTGTGGAGTTGAAAGTAATTCAGTGCCACTACCACAAGGAGTTTCGATGAGCAGCGGACAACTTGGATTGATCTTGTCGAGGATGCGTTTGATGTTGCGTTTCATGTTTTTGATGCCTATTTTTGGATTTTCATGATGTCCAGTGTGAAAAACTACTCCCTTAAAGCCAAAGCGTGCAGCATCTTGCATATATTTTTTCATCGCTTTGGCTACGTAGGAGTCGGTCTTTGAGAGATTGAGGTTGTATGGAGCGTGAACGAATGCACGAAATTTGCTAAAGTCTGGATTGAGTTTTAGCATTCCTTCTCTGCCTTTACGCTCGGTCTCCTTGGAGGGATTGTTAGAATAAAGGAACATTTGAAAAGGCCATTTCACATTTTCCTTGATAAAGTGTAAGGCGGTTTCTTTCATTACGTGTGCGCCTACGTTATATTTTTGAAGTAACTGTAGCCACCGCACAACTTCCGTTCTAGATTTCACGACGTTGGTTATCGACGGAATAAACGTCTCCTCTAGTGGCGTTGACGACCACTTTGTAACATCATAGATTTTAACTGTCGGATCGCGCCTGAAGGGCATAATAATACCCACGGTATTACACGTTAACCCACATGCACGAGCCATAGCTACATAAGATGCAACTTGAGCGCGAATAGGACGTGAGATTTTTGGCGACGCTTTAGCGAAAACCTTTACATCAAAAATCACAACCTCCTTGGGATTGAGAAAAATTACAAGGTCTGGATGACCGTTAAGACGTTGATTACCTTCGTCTAAAGTGATTTCTGGTTCTACGCAGACACGGTAAACCGTCTTTCGAGGATAATGCTTACGAAAGAAGGAAAGTACATCTTCTAGGCTTTCAACAATCTCCGTTTTGTATTGTTCCCAGCTTTTTGCGTCTAGAGAGATAAAAAACGAACGAATGTTTGTATCTTCAAAACCCGGCCCGTTGTATTTTTTCTTGTAATACAAAGAAAGTACTTTACGTACTGCGTAATCGTATTCAATGCCGAAATTCGCATACGCTTGATTACGCACAATGCATTGAGGATATTTAATGTATGGATATTTTTCAGTAAAAACCTTGGGCGGAAGTAACTTTTTCTTGCCTTCAGTTTCAAATTCCAACACATACGGCACGATTTCGAGAACACGGCATTCTTCTCTGTCGAGCAAGGAAAAAAGATTGAGTAACGTGGTAGCAGTCATTGTCAATTGATAGTGTATCTATCAATCAAAAGTCAGTTTTTTATTATTCGTTGAACATCATTTTTTCTTCTTTGACCAAGTCATTGACTGTACTAATCGTCATGTCGTATTGTTCAAAGTACAAACGTCGTGTCTCTGGTAGTTGTTTGCGTATAGGCCAAGTATATTCAAAGTCTATTAAGCGTAACCCATGAGCGGTAGAGATGATGTTACCAAGATGAAGATCGCCATGAACAAACCCTTGACGATGAAGAGTCTTGACAAGCTCATTGACGTCTTCTTTAATATATAACTCTTCCTCTAAAGTTCGGCCTAGATTTGTAGTGACCATCCAAAAATACTTTTTGTCACTGGTATAACCGCATCGAACAAGAGGAACAGCGAGTTTTGCCTTTTCCAAGGCGCGATGAACTTCAACTTCATACGCGTCGCTGTTGGTAACGGCCGTGGCTTGACGAGGTGTTCGAAACTTGATAAAGTACTTTGAGTTCACAAGGTACACTCTATCATCGATCTTTACATATTCACTGGCATTTTTGAAGATTTCTTCGAGATAGATGTTCATCGAGCGTAAGTGAGCGTGTTTGAGCGCGACGAATTCAAGTGTATATATGTGAATTTTCTCACATAGCATTTCATTTTTTAACTTACACATACACTTGCACCAATTTCTCTTGCTATCATCGCTTGTTCGTATCTTCTACGTCGTTCGCTCATGTCACCGATTATAGAAAGAATGTAATCAATGGCTTTAGGATTGTATTCTCGATAGCTAGGCAACTCCCAAGAAAAAAGAGAACGATAATGGGCCATATTATCAAGAAGTAAGATATTACAAAGCATGTTACAATGATCTTCAGAGTCAAATAAATCCCAAGGATTTAATGTATATTTAATTTCGTACGGACATGGCAAACCGTGACGACATATGCTTATTTTGCTGGAGGGTCTTGCAAATTCGTGTCGTGAAAACCATTCGATAAAATAGATGCAATCGATGTTAATGCTCATTTCCCTTATTAATATTAATTACGATTTCTTTAGAGTTCTTATAACTATCAGTATAGAGAGGAAAGATCGTAAATGTGTAACCTTTGCGACAGTAAAGTTCTTTGGGTAAATTTCGACGAACGTAGAAAAATCCACTGCTACAGAAAATGCAGAGAAAGTGTTTATCATAGCGTTCGACGTCGGCATCAATAAAATGCATAAAAATGTCGATAAAGTGTGAAAAATACCATTGTTCTTGAGACTTGTTAGAAAATGAACGTGCAACAGGTCCGCTGGATTTTCCGTATTTGTCATTACAAATCTTAGTATCGCGGAAGACGCACCACATATTAATCAACATAGACAACGTAAGTTCTTGTTGAGGGTCAATGATAGTATAAGTCTTGATCGGCTTACTGGACGCTAACTCTGTGTAGACATTAGAGATGAACGCGGTGTCCACGAAAGCCGTCATGTTGTTAAGAGCAAATGATTTTATCTTTATACTTGATTTTATTGACTTAAAAGTGTGGTATCTTGAAACACAAAAATGTCCAAGTCAAAGCATGAAAAAGTAACTATACATGAGTTTAAGTTGGAGGAAATGCCAATGTCCTGTACGGTGGTGATGATTGGGCCTCCGGGTAGCGGAAAAACTTCATTGGCGGAGTGGATGGTCTTTAACAAGAAACATCTCTATCCGGTAGCCAGGGTATTTATCGGTATCGAAGAAAATTACAAACGCTATTGCAAGATCTTCGGTCATCTCTTTGTCAATAACATTTGGGTAGAAGATGATGAGCGCCGACACATCAATCGTCAGCGAACGTGTGAACTTGAGAACGGGCGAGGTTATACTGGAAACTACGCGATCAACATCATCGATGACATTACTGACGATACCAAGACCTACAAGTCGAAACTCTTTCTCGGGCTCTTCAAGCGAGGATCACAGCATTATTCGCAATTATTCATCTTTGGTTTGCAATACTCCATTGACATGCCGCCTCCAGTGAGAAAGTCCATCTCATACATCTTTCTTGGACGTGAACCGGAAGAGCCAGAGCGAAAGAAACTCTACGATAACTTTGGCGGTGTAGTAGGAAACTATAACCGTTTTTCTGATCTGATGGATCAGCTCACCGGCGATTTTACCTTTCTTGTTATCAAGAAGCGTAGTCAGTCAAACCAAATCGAAGACTGTGTATTTTGGTGTAAGGCAAACAAGTTGCCACCGGAGAATTGGCGGTTTGGATGTAAGGAATTTGTCACATGGAATGATACGCGCTACAACAAAGATTATCAAGAGCAGATCGAACTCTAGTCCGGACGCAGTTGAGCGTGATGTTACTTAAGTGTGCATAATCACACTTAAGTGTAATATTATCTTTGACTTTAGTAATTGTCGAAATTCTACGTTGGCCGATATGGATCTTTCACTTCTTATCATTCTTCTCCTTGTGGTGATTTTTATTTGGATTGCTAACCGAAAGTCGTGCTCTCACGAAGGCTATCTTAGTCCAATCTATCTCAACCGCGAGAAAATCTGGTCAGATTGGTATCCTCGCAGTCTTTACACGATTTATGGTCCGTGGTCGACGATCGAGACTGGACACAGCAAATATAAGGCGTATTGATGAAAATGGCATACACTTAACAATAAGTGTATAATTTATTAGACGTATTTCCATGCACTTCCGTGTCACGACTTACGATCGCCGCTGAGGACACGATAAATGTCTTTTTTGGTTATTCCGGTTTCTTCAGATGCTTTAACTACATTATCGTATATCGTTTCTGTCCCGTCTTGTGAAATCTGCAAAACTCGCTTCATATCTTTTGTATGCTTTGCGATTCTTGCCTTTTTGGCATCATTCTTATCAAAGTACAGATTGTCACTGACCTTGACTATGTTGTCTGGATTAAAGTCCGCGTAGCGAACCCATCGCGTCTTGTTACAGAATGAGTTTCTTCATAGTTTTTGTAACGGCATTGCGTAAATAACCCGTGTTGGAAACTTCATACCTAGAAAGACCCATGCAGGCTAGCGAACGCCACTCTACGTGTGTCATGTGAGTGTACATACAAGCGATCCGATTTTTTCAGTTTTCTGAAAAATATTTGAAAGGAAAATTACTATTGAGAATAGTCCATGACAGTGCCCTTGACTGAAGTCTGTAGAGGAAGATTCTTGTAAGCCTTTCCAACGAGCTTGTTGTAGAGAGACATGCCGCCGTTGCTGAAAAATCCGTCGCCTCTCCAGCTGTCGCGGCCATATTGGGACTTGCCGATGAGACTAATATTGGCCTGATATGTAATCGGAAGATCGCCTCTGTAAGGGTCAGATTGACCCCACAGACGGTTCTTCAAGGTCACGCGAGGAGCGTTAACCGAGAACGAGTAAGTAGTAACATCAGCAACATCCACTGCATACGGCGTCACGTTCTTTGCGGTCGACGGCAGCATACGTTGAGTCTGAAGACGCTCAAGACGCTCAAGAGGACGAATAGCATCCGCCGAGCCGTAAGGCTGCTTAAGGATGTCAACGTGATCACCAGTGTCAACAAGATCAGCAAAGTGAGTGGCAGGAACCAACTCCTCTGGCGCAGGCAACAATTCATAAGAACCATCGAGCGAACCGAGGTTATCAATGGCACCAATGTTTGCATAAGATTCCTTCGCCGGCGTCAATGGTGCATCCTTCTTTTCGTCACGATTGAAAAAGCAAAAATAGAGTACGAGACCCATGATCACGAGGACCACAAGCGTCACCGAGATGTTCAAATTTTGCGTCATGGTTCGCTTATTATTATTGTCAATCTTATTTTTTTACGATTTTATTGAATTGCATGGAGATTGCCCAACACCTACCGTGTCATCGTGAAAAAGAAAAAAGTCCGAATGAAGTTGTGATTCTAACGCTACTTCAAGTATTTCGTCATCAAGTTCATCAGCGCGACGTTGTAAATCATCGATCAAAATTATTATGTGCTCCTTATCAAGCAACGGTATTAATGTTTGTATAGCCTTAGTTGTTACGCTCACGTTCACGTTCGACACGCTCATCTCACGTTCACGTTCACCTTCGTAACCTTGTTTTTCCCAAGGTTACTCTTTAATACATTAACCGAAACCTTGATAGCGACCAAAGCCAATTGTGCCTTGACCGGGTGTTTCGAATTCGGGGATGGTTTCAATATCGTCGAGACCAGGAATCATCTGTATGTGCTCTACGTGAGGCTCGGCATCTACTACGTGATCGTTGTTGTTGGAAATTTCTGCTTCTTTAGGGCTTTCGTGCTTCTTCTTTGCATATAAAAAATATAGTGCAAGCAATGCCACTGCAATCACCAGTAATGCTACCAACAAGTTCTGATCCTTCTTCTTCATATTCGAATTGAAAATGATGAAGATTTTTTTATCGATGGATTTTATAGACTACACAAGTACTTAAAGGTAAAAATATAAAGAAGAAAATGAACGACGACGAGTGGACGACGGTTCAGCCGAGACGCAAGCGATTCAATTTTATCACTGAACTCGAGGCTCAAGAATTTCAGCACGATCTCGATATCGTAGGTCTATCAAAGGTTTTGCTTTCTATCGAGTCCAAAAATTTGCAAGCCGATGGATGGAAATTTCACGGCATTCTTCGCGGCGACGGAGTCAACACTGAAGAATCACCAGAAGACACTAGCGAAGTAAAGTACACATGGCTTCCGATACCCAATAAGTGGAACGATAGAGTACTCTATAAGTTTCTTCTCTGAAGATGTTGAAGATACGCTTGGTATCTTCGATGATCCCTTAGTTTCGTTGATTGACGCAAACTCCCCCAACGACCTCGATTTTTCGATTCATAGGGCTAAAGATCGTTTTAATGATGTAAAATGATAATGCAGAAAACCCAACCGCTCCGATAAACGCGCCAGTGCTTGTTGGATGTTGCTTATAGAGGTCAATACAAATGAATCCCTCTCTCATACTTAGATAGAAAAAACTGCCGTGAGTTAGACAATACAAAAATGAATCCATTATCTACGTTGTAGATAATAACGTTTTAACCCGTTCATACATAACACTTCACGGCAATAAAGACGACAAAGAATATCAATGCCTTAACCGCAGTCAAGACTAAAGGATTTCCACAGTAGGGAACAATACATAACATCGAGTCGATCCAGGGATTGGCGAGAATGATAAAAATGATTGTAACAATCAATGCAATCTTTAGCGTGTCCTT